CCCAAGCATGTTAAGGCGCACGGGGAAGAGTTCGATTTGGCTGTCGGTCTGCCGGTTGGCGATCACGGTCAAAACGTAGTGCCTGGCGAGGAAATTAATTGCCATTGCACATTCAAACTGGTCATTGATTTTGGAGTGAAGTGATGGCGACCAGCGCAAAAGCGCAGGATAAGTCTGCTCGCGTCGTTGACGATAATGGCTGGATTACTGTTGAGGGCAACCCGATCAGTAAGGTCGGTGTTTTCGACTATCTAGGCAGTGAAATACCCGGCGCGCCGGATCCTGACAAAATTTACCAGGTATATCGACCAGCGGAAGAACTTAGCCGCCCGGAGACCCTAGAGTCCTTCAAGCTTATCCCCTTCATTAACAATCACACCTGGCTTGGCCCGGAAGGCGCTAATCCTGGCGATGTTGGTGTGGACGGGATCGTCGGCGAGAAGGTCTTTTTCGATTATCCCTACCTGAAGGCCAATCTCCGTGTTTTCTCCGATGAGATGAAACAGGAGCTGGAGTCAGGAAAGTCTCAGCTATCCCCGGCCTACAAATACGACGTCGAGCACGCGCCGGGCGTATTTGAAGGCCAGCCCTACCAGTACGTGCAGCGCAATCTGCGGTGCGGTAACCACCTTGCCCGCGTTGACGAGGGCAGAACAGGACCTGACGTCGCAGTGATGGATCAGGCCATTAACCAAAACTCCGACGAGGGGAAAACAATGTCATTAGAAGAACTGCTGGCGGCTATTGCCAGCCTCACTGATGAAGATAAAGCAAAACTGGCAGCAGCGGCTAATCTGGCTCCGGCTGTTGCGGCAACACCTGCTGCGGATGAAGACCCTGCAGACCCTGCACCAGCAGAAGACGAGGACCCAGACGCAGACCCGCAAAAGGCGGAAGATGAAGACCCCGATCCGGCAGCAGAACCGAAATCTGAGGATGAAGATCCTGCCGATGAGCCTAAGGCTCAGGACGCCAAAATTAAGGCGTTAACACGACAGGTTCAGAACCTTACCCGCCAGGTGAAAGCACAGGATACCGGTGCGCTGCTGAAAGAACTCGGCAAGCGTAATGAACTGGCCGCGCGTCTCACGCCGTTTGTCGGTGCGTTTGCGTGCGATTCCATGGATACCGTAGCGGTCGCCAAATACGGGCTCAAAAAGCTGGGTATCAAAGATGTGGCTGCCGGGCATGAAGTCTCCGCCCTGAACGCTGCGCTGGCAGTGAAAGCCGCTCAGCCATCAACCATCGTGGCATTTGGACAGGACGCAGCGCCGACCAAAGCCAATGCCGTCTCATCCGTAATTGACGATCTTTAAGGGGCAACCATGACCTTTCAAAATTCTGTGGCCGACGATATGGCCTGGGGCATTCCTGGCGAGCAGGCGCTGGCCGGTGATGTTCGTGCTGAGCCGGTACAGCTTAAAACGGTATTCAACGGGACGCCCGGTCAGCGTGCGCCATTTGGTGCGGTAGCGCTGACGCAGGCAGCAGGGGAGAACGGTGTCGTGTCGATTGGCGGCGATGGCGTATTCATCGGGGTCCTGTCCTCTCCGAAGCAGTGGGTGGCGTATTCCGCACTAGGTGGCAACGCTCCAGGTATTGAAGCAGGCGCGCAGCTCGAAGCCACATCACAAACACCGGGCATGTGGATGGAACTGACCACCGCAGCGGCGGTAGGTGATGCCATTGCCTATAAAGCTGATGGTACGTTGGTTGCCGCGCCCGCCTCTACGGCTCCAGCCAGCTCAACGCTGATCCCCGGCTCCCGCGTTGTTCGTTACAACGTAAATACCGGCATTGCAATCGTTGCGCTTCAGCAACTCCCTGTCCCGGCTCCTGCTGCCGAAACGCCTTAATCGCTGGTGGGCTTCTGGCCCGCCTGCTGCTTATCTAATTGAGGGAACTCAAGAATGGCTCAAAAAATTTCAACGGTGCATAAGCGCCTCTCCCCGGCTGCTGCCGCATTGCTGAAAAGCAAGCTGCGGGGCATTGCGATGGACTCAGCTGATAATGTCCGCTCGCTTGCAAAAGTCGGGATCCATATCTCTGATTTTGCGGCACAGTCCTACGCGCAGGCGTATGGCATGGATGCGGCTGTGAGTATTCCCGGTCTGACCGTCAACGCCTCCCAGGGTAACAGCCCGTATATGCAGTTTCTGCAAAGCTGGCTGCCGGGCCAGGTGCAGGTTATCACTGCGGCCCGCAAGGCTGACGAGCTGATGGGTGTCGTAACTGCCGGTGCGTGGGAAGATGAAGAGGTTATCCAGGAAATTCTGGAACTGGTTGGCGTGGCCCAGCCTTACACCGACTATGGCAACATTCCGCTGTCGAGCTGGAACCTGACCTACGAGAAGCGCGGCGTTATCCGCTTCGAGGAAGGTATTCAGGTTGGTGAGCTCGAAGGTCTGCGTTCTGGCCGTATCGGTGTTAACTCCTCCGAAACCAAGCGTAACGCGGCATCACTGGCGCTGGAAATCTCGCGTAACCGCGTGGCGTTTTACGGCTATAACGGGGCGACCTCCTACCCGATTTATGGTTACCTGAACGATCCGAACCTTCCTGCCTATATCACAGTGCCTGCGGGCGCGGCGGGGACAACCTGGGATAAGAAAACCTACGCGGAAATCGTGCGCGATTTGCTTACCGGTCTGTCTGCGCTTCGTACCAAGTCGAAAGAGGTTATCGACCCGACGTCCACGCCGATCATCCTTTCTGTCGCGTCTGACAAGGTGGATTATCTTTCCACCCCGAACGACCTGGGCGAAACGCCGTATGACTGGCTGAAAGAGAACTATTCGAACGTGACGGTTAAATCAGCGGTTGAGCTGAATGATGCCAACGGTGGCGCTGATGTGTTCTATCTCTATGCTGAGAGCGTGGGCGATTCCGGTACTGATGGCGGCGGTGTGATTGATCAGATTGTTCCTTCCCGCTTCCGTGCGCTGGGCGTGGACACGTCCTGCAAACTGGTTACCGAAGATTTTACCAATGCGACATCCGGCGCGCTGGTGAAACGTCCTTTCGCTGTGTATCGCGCAAGCGGTATCTGATTAAACGGGCTGCCATGCGGCCCTTTACTATTTCTGGAGAACACTATGCCAGTCGTTTATTCATCCTGTACCGCCGATAACTTTTTCCCCGTCTGGAAAGGTCACGCCCGTAAAGACACCTATGAGAAAGGTGTACTAATTAAGGGCGGTGCCAATGCGCAGGACAAGCGAACCATGATTACGCCGCGAGGTGCTGCGACGGTTGTGACCGCCGAAGAGCTCGAACTGTTGCGCGCTGATCCCGCATTTCAGGGGTTCGTCGATCGCGGTTTTATGAGCGTTGACGAAAAAGGGAAAAGCACCCACGACGCCGACGAAAAAGGTGCGGATCTGGAGAAAGATAAATCCGCTCAGGACACCCCTGAAGACTACGCGAAGATGGGTAAGAAGGCTCCAAAAGAGGAGAAATAACCCATGATCGACGTCGTGGAGTTCCGGGAGAAATTCCCGGCGTTTTCGAATCCAGTGCTCTACCCGACTGACAGTATTCTGCTGATGGCTGACATGGTGGACTGCTACATCGACGTGGGTAATCGCTGGTTCAGATGCGTTAAGTGCCAGGAACTGATGACCGAGCTGCTTACCGCGCACTTGCTGGTCATTAACGGTACACCAGCAGCACCGGCCAGCGGTTCGACGGGGATTATCAGTAATGCGACAGTTGGATCTGTCAGCGTCGGATTTGCCAGCGCGGCGTCGAGCAAAGGAGCCTTCATGGCGTGGCTTGGCAAAACACCCTACGGTGAACAGCTGGCTGCACTGCTTTCCCGTCTGTCAATCGGTCTGGGGTATGTTGGTGGCGTTCCTGAGCGTCGCGCTTTTCGCAAAGCTGGCGGGAGGTTCTGATGGGATGGAAAGATCTGGCAAAACGTGTTGAGGCGCTGGGGCGACTGAAAGCGGAGGTTGGCTGGCAGGATACGGCAAAATATCCGGACGGGACACCTGTTGCGCTGGTGGCGCAAACGCACGAGTTTGGATCCCCGTCTCGTCGAATCCCTCCGCGTCCAATGGTCAGACCCACCATTCTCGCTGAGAAGCGCACCTGGTCAGACACCATGGGGCAGGGCGTTAAGGCAGTGGCGCAGGGAACCCGATCGCCTTTGCAGGTAATGCAGGCAATTGGCGAACTGGCAGCCGGTGATGTGCGCCTGACTATCACCCAGATTAACAGTCCAGCGTTGACTGATCGCACCAAAGCCGCGAGAAAACGACGTGGGCTGGAGCCTGAAAAGCCGCTACAGGCGACCGGGCTGATGCTGGCAACCTGCACATCGATTGTGAAGGAGGAATGATGTTCGTACCTGGCGCAAACTTATTAGGCATGGCGCTGACCGCCATTAATCCGACTGCTGGTGTACAAATCAAACGCTTTCAGGGCCAGCAGGAAAACGATTTTGGCAAAACGATTAACGCATATTCAGAGCCGGAAATGCTCTACGGCGCATCCGTTCAGCCGCTGTCCTTTCGCGATATTCAGCAGCTTGGCCTGACCACGGGGCGGCAATACATTACCGCATGGATCCAGACTGGCGCACATTCAGCCTATCGCGGCGGCGCTGCCGATATGATTGTGTGGGATGGCGCGGAGTGGGAAGTGCTTGAACCCACATCATGGAAGGTGCAGGACGGCTGGACGCAGCTGGTGGCGGTGAGGCAATGAACGAAATATTCAGGCTTATTCGTAGCGTGCTGATTGCCGGTTTTGCTGAGCAGGGAATGGCGGTGCGAGTGATGCAAAGCTATTCCGGGGTCTCTTCCGGCCCGCCTGACGTTCCGGCGATTATTATGCATCACATCGGTACTGAGCGCGTCGGCTGGCAATCCAGAAAAGGCGAGGTGGTTAATGCTACTGGCCGGGTGGTTGAGCGTCAGAATGTCGCGGAGACCATACAGTTCAACGCTGTGCTTCCTTCTGTGAAGCCGGAAGATGAAACCGTCGATACGCTGACAGTTCAAGGGGTACTTACTTTCGCATCCATGATCCTGCAAAGCAAACCGATGCTTGATGCCCTTAAGTCGGCAGGCATGGGAATGCAGGTTGTTAAGGCTATCCAGTCAAATTATATCCAGAACGAAAAAGAGCAGTGGGAGAATGTCCCCTCATTCGATTTGGTTATCTGTCATAAACTCACGCTGGCGCATTCTACAGGCGTCGTTGATGGGTTCACCAGCGGGATTTACCGCGTCTAAAGAGGCTTGCTGATGAGCATTTCTATTAAAAAATACGTGGACATTACGTCCGGCGTAGGGGCCGGTGCAACCGTTAAAGAGCGGGAACTTATCCTTCGTCTGTTCACGAAAGACACAAAAGTCCCTGCGGGCGTTGTGATGGAGTTTACGGATCTCAACGATGTTGCCACTACTTTCGGGACGTCAGCGGAAGAGTATAAGCGAGCAGCCATCTACTTTGGCTTTGTCTCAAAGCTGATTACCAAAGCGAAGAAAATTTCCTTTGCGCATTACAATGACGCCGCGTCAGCAGCGCCAGCGGCTATTGTTGGCGGCACTGCATTGACCACTATCGCCACATGGCAGGCCATTACGGATGGGGCTGTGAATATCACCGTAGGGCAGTCAAGCTACCCGCTGTCCGATCTGGACTTCTCTGCTGATGATGCGCTGGTGGATGTGGCGGGTACGATTCAGACGAAGCTACGGACAAGTCTGAGCGGCGCAACGGTAACTTACGATGAGATCGCGCAGAAATTCAACGCATCGTTTGTTGGTCATGATGTTCCTGCTGCGGTCAGCGTAACGCCAGCGAGTTCCGGAACTGATATTGCTGATAATCTCGGCTGGACAGCCGCAAAAGGCATGGTGACTTCTCCGGGTTCAACTGCGTCGAATGTCCTTGACTACGTTGTTGAGGCCGATGAAATCAGCGACAACTACGGTTCGTTTGCATTCTGTGGTGAGGCGCTTGAACTTGCCGTGGTGCAGCAGCTTGCTGCGTGGAGCAACGCGCAAAACGTGAAGTACCAGTATCTGGTTCCTGTGGTTAAAGCGGACTATGCATCC